AGGACAACAAGCAGCAAGCGCGGAAGCTGGCGGCGCTCCTCAACAGCCCGGAATGGCCCCGACTGGAGGAGTACCTAGCGGACCTCCGGGAAGTGACGATTCAGGCCGTGGTAATGGCACAATCGGAGTCGGAGTTGCGCCAGACGCAGGGGAAGCTGGCTTTACTGGAAATGCTCCTCAAGTTGAAGAGTAGTCACGAGGCGGTAGTACGAAACAATGGCTGAAAAAAAGATAAAATCAGCAACCAAGCGTGATCCTAAACTATCCGTTGAAGAAAACTTCGCGGTTAGCCCCTTTAAAGTTGCGTATGATGTTCTTGGTAAACAGTTTTTATCGATGCCGGAAGAAGCACGTAATTTTGTTATGAAGATGGTTGCGTCAGGAGATTTGACTGCAACAGAGATTAGAAAGGCTTCGAAGAACCTTTTACCGTATAATCCTGATAAGGGTATATCATCAGATACGGTTTTGGACGATGAAGCTAAAAAGCCGGTGGCAAGGGCAGATGATTTTAAGATTTTACAGCAAAACATGGATATGCGCGAGTTAGAAAATCGTCTTAGAGAAGAGGGGCGCGGATACGACTCTCGATCTATAAACACGATGTCTGACGAAGAGTTTTACAGAACATTTTTTGGATACGATTATCAGCAGAAGCAAATTCCCCAGACAGATGCCGAAAGAGATTTCTTTAAGTTCGATCCCCAATATGAAGATAATCTGCCTAAAGGGCCGATAGAGGGCAATAAAATGTTCAAATATCAGGACGCTTTTTTTCCAGACGGTCGTCGGATGAAGGCGGCAGAGGGAGGAACAATGACTGATCCGATATACGATCCTAACGCTTTATTTGGAGCGACTAGCACTCAAACAAATCCTGACGCTGACAACGCCCCCTTCACGCAGGTGTACGGTCAACGACGCTCGTCACCCTTGAGTATGGAGGAATACTTGAGTGGCAGCATGTATGATTTTGCCGGTATCGACGTGTCGGCAGCACCTGACATTGATGACGATGACGACGACGATGATGACGACGCTCAAGCTGCACCCAATATTCTCACACCTGTCAGTGAGCGGACAGACGATCCATCACAAGTTTTCCGTGCGATATCGCAGGGTGGACAACTGGGTACGGGCTACCGTGTAAGCGCAAAAGACCCGTCTAAATATCTCGATGATTTGGTCAATGCAGAGACTTTCACAGTCAAAGAAGATGGCTTCTCAAAGTACGCGCAACAGAAGTTCAAAGAGGGGGGAGGTATGGTTACAGCGGCAGTCACACCAGCACTCGGGCCTGTTACTGTTTTAGCTGCCGGAGCCGCAGCCCTCGCTCAAAAACAAAACAAAAAGAACGCACAGGCTATCCTGCAAACTGGCGGGGGTGACTTGTTCGAGTTGAACGGGGCGACGGTCAGTCGCGCACCGGGTGAAAGGATTTTTACAGGCAACTTGGGCGGCTTTTCTCAGGAGCAACTCTACGCTTCACGAGAGATGGATTTCGGCTTCATTCCGGGATCGATGAGGGAGATGGTAGCAGCGTCAACCGATCCGTATGCAGTTCAAGGTAAAAAAGATTTGATGAAACGATCTGGTAATCGTGGTGTTGCAGCCGCCGGACAAGTATCCGGACACATCATGGATGCGTACGGAACGATACACGGCACGCGCGATGAAAGCGGCGGTCAGATGCAAGTCGGAGCTATAGCCGCACAGCGAATGCGTGAAAACGAGTTCCGTCAGAACATGATAGATGCAGGTCTTCAAAGTAAACTAGACGAGATGATTGCTGACAACAGTTTCACTATGAATGCCGTACGGGCTAAACAGCATGCGGACGGTATTATGAAAGCTGGTCAGGGATTTCGATTCCGGGCAGCGAACGTACCGGCAGATCAATACGCGAAAGCCTTGAATGATCGAGGCAAGACTTATCAAGACTACGTAAAAAGCACGCACGGCACTACGCCGACCACTAAAGTAGATACATCGCAACCGGATGACTTCGTGCCGTCTGTAAGTCAATCACGCAGCGAAGCGAATCGTCTAAAAGCGGAAGCACAAGCAGCCGCGATTGCCGCAGCACGGCAACGTGACGAAAGCGATGATAGGGATGACTTTGCTGCTGCACGTGAAGACGCACAAAGAGAGAGAGAAGAAAGAAATCGAGAGAGAGAAGAAAGAAATCGAGAGAAAGTCGATAGAGCCAATGAAGCTATGGGAAGAGACAGAGGATTTAGAGGCTTCAATGACGGCGGTCGCATCGGCATGGCAAGGGGCGACACACCGCAGGGCACCTTCGAACCCGGCTTCGTCGAGGGGCCACCCGAGAACTTCACAGAGCGCGAAACCGTAGCTGACGATCAAAACGGCAAGGTCAAACCGGACACGTTTATCATCAACGCAGCAGCCGTAGAAATCGCCGGTAGCGAAGACATACGAAAGATGTTGATGAAAGCCTACGAAGTGGCTGTACAAAAAGGACTTGACATCGGTCGTGTAGATCGTAAAATATATGAAGGGACAGTAGACGTTGCTCTTTCGAAGGGCGAAGTCGTCGTACCTCCCGAGTTAGCCAAAATCATCGGCTACGACCGCCTCCGCAAAATCAACAACCGTGGCAAAAAAGAAGTCGCGAGTCGTCAGAAAAAGGCGGCGAAGGGCGGATTCATTTCTAAATAAATTTATATTCGCTGGCTACCCGCAACGCGGCCCCAGCACAACCGGAGCGGCCACCCACACGCCAAAGTGGCCCCGCTAGTGAGGTAAGTAAAATGGCAAAGAAAGTACGCGGCCACCGTGCCAACAAGCCGAATGACTCGTTCGGTGTAGTCAACAACGAGTCCCTGTATCGCGGTCAATACCGTGAGGATGTTCACAAGGACGACGAAGAAGAGGTAGAAGCCCAAGCCGAAGCGGACCCCGAAGAGACGGCCACTCCGCAGAGCAGTAGCTTCGTCGAAGCCGAAGAAAAAGAACACGACTACAAAAAGCGATACGACGACCTCAAAAAACACTACGACAGTAAGGTCAACGAATTCAAGCAGGAAATCACATCCCTACGAGAGGCGATAGATTCACGCGAAGTGGACATGCCTACTGGTGTACAAGCACCGAAGACAATCGAGGAACTGCAAGCATTCAAAGAACAATACCCAGAAGTGTTCGATGTGGTTCAAACCGTATCATCGATTCAGGCAGAGTCGCAACTTTCGGAACTTCGTGAAGAGTTGGGCACTATCAAGGAACGGGAAAAAGAACTGGAAAAGCAGAAGGCTTATGAAGAGCTACTACGTTTACAGCCCGATTTCGATACACTCAAGTCCGAAGATAAGTTCCTAGAGTGGTTACAAGAACAGCCCGAATCAATCTCCGACGGCATCTACAAAAACAATACGGATGCTCGTTGGGCGGCACGCATAGTGGACCTGTACAAGGCCGACACAGGCCAATCACGAAAGCGCACCAAGTCTAGTTCCTCCGCTGCAGAGGCAGTCACGCGGTCACCAGCCCGTGAAGTGAAGACCGAAAAGGGTGGAGACAGGATTTGGAAGGCGTCTGAAATCGGTAAGATGAAACCGTGGGAGTTCGAGAAAATGGAACAAGAACTCGACGCGGCACGCATCGAAGGCCGAATAGACTTCAACTCTTAAACCTCAAAGGAAGGAAAGACCAATGGCTTTTGGTACTTCTGCAGGTTATGGTAACCTGCCTTCCGGCAACTTTACGCCGGAAATCTTTAGCCAAAAGGTACTTAAGTTCTTCCGTCGTGCTTCGGTTGTAGAAGACATTACGAATACGGATTACGCGGGAGAGATTGAGAACTTTGGCGACACCGTCCGCATCATCAAGGAGCCGACCATCACTGTGTCGAGCTACGCGCGTGGTGAGGTGGTGAATCCCCAAGACCTAGCTGACGATCAGATCACGATGGTTGTCGACAATGCGAACGCCTTCGCGTTCAAGATCGACGACATCGAAGAGCGGCAGTCGCACGTAAACTTCGAGGCGCTGGCAACCTCATCGGGTGCCTTCTCCCTGAAGCGTAAGTACGATGCGAACGTCCTCGATCTGATGGCAACTGACGCAGGTCTCAATGGCGAATCTACTGCTACCACCACCCAAATCTCGGGTATTGGTACGCTCGGTTCTGCCCTCGACATCGGTGGCAACTCTAGCCCCGGCGACCTCGCTGTCAACACTATGTTGAAGATGGCAGAGGCTCTCGACAACGAGTCGGTTCCGGAAGAGAATCGCTGGTTCGTTGCACCCCCAGCATTTTACAAGCACCTCTTCTCAGCCGGTGCGAAGTTCGCAGAAGTTCAGGTAACTGGCGATGCGACTTCCCCGCTGCGTAACGGTCTTGTCTCGCTGGGCAACATCGCTGGCTTCCAGTGCTACAAGTCCACCGCCCTCGTCTCGAACGCGGGTACGGATCAGGTAACGCTGTCGGGTCTCGCTACGGACGGCTCCGAGAATATTCTTCTTGGTGGTCATATGTCCTCCACGGC